AGATAGTTGGTTGATTCAGATTAAATGGTTTACAGTCTTAAAAGGCGTCTTGTGGGAACTGCTCGGAGTGGGCAGCCTGTTCGTATGGGCGGCCTATACTACAGACTTTGGGACAGCAGGCCGGATTGCAATCGGTTATCCATTACTGCGAATGATCTTTTGGTATCCCTATGAGAGGCTGTTCAAGAGACTCAAGCACAAATACCAAGAACGAAATGGAGTATAACTTTGCCACTCTATGAATTTAGTTGTTCTGAATGCCTACAGAAATTTGAGTATATTCGGCCATACAAGACTCGGAGTGCGCCGTTGATTTGTCCATTATGCGGGACACTGATCGAAGTCTCTCCGAATCCCCCTTTGGTAGCAAGAACACCTATGAAGTGGGATGCAAATCGTGGTAAGTAAACGTATAGGAATATGGCTAATCATTTTGTCGGTAGTGTGCGCTGCTGCTTTAGTAATCGGCAATACGGATAAGCCAATTACAAAACCCGACTGTATAATTCCACTGGTAAGACATTCGGCATTCGTCTGTGAGTTAGTTAGGCTACAAGACCGGTACTACTTGCGCTGTGCATTGGCTACAAGAGACACCTCTTTATTCAATCCTCTTGCAGTCTTGGCTATCAATTTTCCTGACACCACAACTGCTATCAAGTGGCCAGTCATAGACCATAGGTTGCAAGCAAAACTCGGAGCGATGCCGGATGAATTGTTTATCTTCGCTATTGATTCAACACAACTTTTTCAGGTACTTAAGCGACCCGATCAAATGGTATTGTGGATTGTTGGATTTCCTAACAATTCTATCGCTATCAAAGTCAGTTATGAATTCAAGCAACAGATTCTTATGCTGTTGGGGTTAGGAGAAGCATGACATTACCTCAACACAAATGTATCACTCCAAGTTGCAATCCATGTAACAAACTCAGATATGAATCACTTGAATTAAAGATCACGCAGGACTACTTGAGCAAACTCGCAGATAAGAATTTGCTTAATGGGGGTTTCATTGATGTCGGCGCACACGTAGGCTTGTGGTCAATGCAGCTTGCCGACTATCTTTGGGGGCGAAACAAAGACCTAAAGAGTTTTGCTATTGAGCCTGATGGCCGCAACTATCAACAGCTTCGTATGAATATCTCTAAAGCAAATGTGTCATTACTGAATATTGCCGCATGGCACAAGTCGGCAGTTAAGCTCTGTCTGCGTTCAAACAGTGTCAAGCACGCCGGTAGCTACTTCGTTAGTGAGGATTCCAACAATCGGGATCAATTGATTTGTGGTGCACGACTTGACGATCTTGTTGGTGAGTGTCCTATCAACTTCATTAAGATCGATACAGAAGGCGCGGAACTAAGAGTTCTACAAGGGGCAACCGGCATACTGGCAGCCAACGATAATATGTTGCTCTGTATCGAAATTCTAAATCAGCAACTGTTGCGATTCAATTCGACAGCGAATGACGTTGTGAAACTGTTGACAAAGTATGGCTTTCAACCATTGGCAGAACGGGATAGAAAGATTCTACGGCATACGGATATTCAGAAGTCGGTTGCGAATTGCTTCTTTGTTAAGGGGTTTAGTGGCTGAAATAAAAGAATATCCCGAATGCTTTGATAAGTCTTGGCCACGAGAGAATTGGCAACCCGCTAAAATTTGTCCAGAGATTCATGCGTTAATTGATATGGGGATTAAGGAGATTGAAATCCAATATCCTCGTTTATTTATGGCAATGGAGCACCACTGCACTACTCAGGGAAGACCCCTTACATTCTCTGATAAACAATGGTTGCTCGATATTTATCAAGACAACAATTCCAAAATGGTCATAGTCAAGAGTTCTCAAGTTGGTATTACCGAGTTAGCTCTGTGTGCTATGTTTGACTTTGCCAAGGCAGGCAAGCGCGGTCTATATATCTTACCAAGTAAGGAGCATCGCAAGACGTTTGTCTCGGATCGTATCAACCGACAAAAAGAGTGGTCTGAGTATTACGCGCAAAGTATCAAAGAGACGATGACAGGTAGCGATTCCAATGTTTACAAAACCATTTTTGGACAGGGCTGGAAGTATGTAGGCTCCAATATTCGCAGCGATTTCTTTGAGTTTCCCTGTCAGGTTTTGTTCTTTGACGAATACGATTTGCTTGACCAAGAAAATATTATCTACGCACTGGATAGAGTAAGCAGCGTTCGACAGCCTATCATTTGGAAATTTGGTAACCCAACACGATCAGGTTTTGGCATTTCTCTTGAATTTATCCAGTCGGATCAGCGGGAATGGCATGTAGAGTGTGAGCATTGTGGCTGTAAACAAATTCTTGACTGGTATCGGCACTTTGTTGAATCAAGCGGGGCAGATAGTAAAGACTGGTGCTTGAAAGATTCTGATGGCAGACCAATTTGTCAGATATGCCAACAGCCTTTTAACAGACTGAATGACGGACAATGGATTGCGCTTAACCCCGATTCAACGATTAGTGGCTACCATATTTCACAGCTATTCGTTAGCAAGAATGGATCAAGCGAAGATATTCTTGACCTCTTTGCTAAGTTTCAATCGGCACAAAACAGTCCCACAGCATTGCAGAATTTTCATAACAACTATCTTGGGATTACATTTGAGAACAGCAATTTCAAAGTCACTGATGACGTGTTGAATCGTTGTCACTATCAGGGTGATATCCAATTTGATCCAAAGTTGTATCGTACTGTTATGGGTGTAGATCAGGGCAAGACTTTCACTTGCGTGATTTCGATGGTCTGGGAAAATGAGATTATTGATGTATATTATGCACAGGTGAAACGTTGGGCTGACGTTGTAGATTTGGAACAGAAATTCAATGTGACCTCTACAGTAGTTGACGCGCAAGGTGGGGGTTATGCCGAAGTGCGAGATTTTATTTCAAATGCCGAACACCGCTACGCTTGCTATTATCGTCCTAAAGATCAAATCAAAACCCCACTCTATAATTTGAAACAGGCTGAACAAATTGTTGAAGTGAATCGTACCGAGCTTTTGGATACTATCGTAAAACGCTTTATTGATAACCGAACGCACACTCGCTCTGACTGGCAATCTGTATTAGGTGGAGAATACAAAAAACAAATGACAGCATCGTCTCGGATTATTGACGCGGGCGGCAGACCAGTATGGACAAAAGGCGACGATCACTTTTTCCATGCGACTGCCTATTGCCATTTAGCAAAGTTAGTAAGTGGAATGAGCCACAGTGTTATCAAGCATCAGAACTGGCGGGCACAGTCTGTTAAACTTGTAGAAACCGTTGATACAGAATCAGATAAGCCTAAAAGAAATTGGCACAGCGGCTAAGGTGAAACAGACTCTGATTTTTGGTGTAATAGTACATAGAGGAGAATGATTTGAAACTTACAACTTGGATAAACAATCTCTGGCATTTGGTTACACTTCGTGACCGTGCTGCGATTGCCGATATCAGTAGATTTGCAGCCGGTAAAGAGTGGGTTGCGCGTTCATCGGGCGTACATGGTGACTTTGAAGCAGCCTCTGTTAATGCCAACGCCTATATCGCTACCAGAGCAATCTCTGACGCGATCATAAGTTTACCTGTCTCAATTGTAGAAATCGAATCAGATGCCGGTAAAGAGCGTATTGTACCGGCTTCCGACCACCCCGCTAATGAACTTTTTCGCAATCCTAATTCAGAGCATTCATGGAGCGATGTTGTTTCATTTATCGTGAAATCTTATTTGAATGACGGCAATGCGATTTTGACAATGGAGCGACTTACCGGCCCCAATCAATTTTTGGAAATCTGGCCACGTGATCCTCGCAATGTAGAAATCAGTCCAGTCAATCGTTCTTATCGTTTTGGGGGTTATACCGGCAACCAGATTATTTATCCCCGTGAAAAAGTTCTCCATATTCGAGACATGAATATCTTGAACCCGTTCTGGGGAATTGGACGTGTGGCAACAGTGCGGGAAGAAATTCTTATGGATTATTTTATCAATGTATTTAATCGGAATTTCTTTAAGCATGGCGCGGTTTTGAATTTGATGTTTACCCCTGACAATAATCTCACTGACGATCAACATCAGCAGGTTCTTGATGCAATGGCTGCCGACATTGGCGGTGCGGAGAACGCTTTCAAGATTTTTGTCAATAAGTATGCCGGTAAATTTGAATCTCAAAAAATGAATCATACCGATATTGCTTTTCAGGACTTGTTAAAAACAAACCGCGAAAAGATTTTTGGTGTCTTCGGTCTGCCGCCGTTTCGTGGCGGGGTTATGGAATATGCAAACTACGCTAATGCTCTTGCTCAAGACTTGGATTTTTGGAACAATACAATTCAACCGATTCTAACAGTCATTACCAGTGCCTTCAATAAACAAATCTTGTGGCCTGTCTATGGTCAAGATATCCGAATGAATTTTGACTTGGGCGTTGTTCCGGCTATACAGGGTGACCCGACACAGAAAGTCCAGCGATTGGTTATGTTGAAAGATGCAGGCGTGGTTGATGGCGAATATGTGCGTAAAGAATTGAATATTAGTGAAGATGCCGCGCCGACAGGAGACGAACCAACATCGGTTAAGCCTACCCCCGCTGCCGATCAAGAAAAAGTTGCCAATGCTATCTACCAGCAATTCAAATTACAGCATAAGCACCTGTTAGCAAATTTGCGAACAGTCACTGATAATGGCAAGTGTATGGGTGTCTTATGTGATCCTGCCAGTCAACTTGATAGAATGTTACCACCGTTGTCTACAATTAGAGACGTGAAAGCTGGGATTATTCCTCTGGTACATGATATTGCAATGCTGCAAGTGGTCTCTAATATCAGAGCTTCTGAGTTAGATATTAGTGCTCTCAATACTTTGTTGAGTTTACGACTTGAAAGTTTGCACAATCAGACTTATGACCTGCTGCGAACAACGCTTACAGAAGCCGATCAGCGCAAGTGGTCTTTGATACAATTAGAAAAAGCCGTTAAATCACAGTTCACTTTTAGCCGTGCAAAATCACAGGCGGAAATCTTCGTTACTGAAATTGCCACACAGGTTAAACGACAGATAGACAAATTCGATTTTGATTCTTTGATAAATAATAGAAAGGAAAATTAATAATGCCGTGGGAAGAAACCCCAACTGAAATTCGACACCGATTGCGCGATCCAAATGACTTTCGCGCCGATACGTTTCGCTATAAAGAGATTCAAGGCGGGGCAAAG